CAGCGCCGCCGCCGCCGCCGCCGGGTCCACCAGCGGCGGCGCCGCGGCCACGGCCGCCGCCGAGGCCGAAGGCGAGGCCGCCAGCCCCGCTGTCACCGCCGTGGCGCCGATGCGCACGGCCCCCGCAGCCACCGCGCTGGTGAAGGCGGAACTGGCGATGGCGGGCGTGGCCGCCCCCCCGCCGCCCGGCGCCACCGCCGGGCTGTCGGCGGCACTGGCCGCCGTGGCGATCGCCGCCGGCGTCGCCGCCAGCAGCGCCGTCACGCTGTCGGCGAAAGCCGCCCCGCCGCCCGCCGCCGGCGCGGCGATGCCCGCGGCCAGCGCCGCGATCGACGGCTGCGCCACCGTCAGCAGGGCCGAGGACACCACGCCGGACGCGGTCGCCGTCGCCGCCGTGCCGGCCCCCAGCACCGCATCCCACAGGCCCGCCATCTGCTCGATGAAGCCGCTGACGGCGCCATACACCGCGACGGCCACGCCGATCGGCGCCAGCACCGCCGCCAGCAGCAGCTGCGCCGCGTCGTACAGCGCGTCCGCCGCGTCCAGCAGCGCCCCCAGCGTGTCCGTGGGCGGGCCGGCCGGCGGCTCCGCGCGCTGGAACGTCGCGGTGAAGCGGGCGCAGCGCAGCTCGCCGTCCTTGAAGCTGATCTCCGCCGGCTCCATCAGCCAGACGGTGATCTCGCCCAGCCAGGCATGCCGCAGCACGCCCGGCCCGGGGGCGAGGAAGGCGCGGCGCAGCCGCTCGGCGCGGATGATGTAGTCGTCGCCGCTGAGGATGCCGGCGACGGTGATGTTGCCCTGGACGGCGCCCAGGTCCTCGAAGGCGGCCGCGTCCTGGCCGGGGAAGAGGAATTTCACCATCCGCCGCCCGGCCGCCTCGCGGGCGTCGATCTGGGCGAACGTGACCCCGCGATACGCCGCCAGCGACAGGATCCCGTCCAGCAGCGCCCCGCCGATCGTCCCGCTCATTGCCGCCCCACGGTGTCGCCCCGGTCGACGGGGATCAGCCGCCCCGCGGCGGGCACGATCGGCACGGCAGGATTGACGCTCTGCACGCCGGTCACCTGCCCCGGCCCGTCCACACGGATGGTGATCTGGCCGCCCACCTGGCCCGGCGGCGGCGCGGCCCCCGCCGGTGGCCCGGCGGCCGGCGCGGCGGCCAGCCCCAGATGCCGCCCCACCCAGGAATTCTCGAAAGCGTGCACCGGCCCCATCAGGTCGGCGAACAGGGCGGAGAAGCCGGCGACCAGCGCCGCCCAGCCCGCGCGGATGCCCGCCAGGATGCGCGTGCCCAGCCCGCCGGACCAGCCATCCACCCACGCCACGAAGGCGGCAAAGCGGCCCTTAACATCGTTCCAGAGGCCGCCGAAGAATTCCCCCAGATGCCCCCAGTGCCGCCAGACCAGGTCCGCCGCCACGGCCAGCGCCACCACCGCGCCGATCACCAGCCCCACCGGCGACAGCACCAGCGCGAGCACGGCGCCGATCGCCTCGATGCCCGCGGCGAAGAACGGCAGCACCAGCCGCGCCGCCCCGGCCGCCCCGGCCAGCGCCATCAGGCTGCCCACCACCGCGATCAGCGCGCCGGAGGCGCCCGGCAGCACACTGTCCAGCACCGCGAACGCATCGTTCACCATGCCCAGCACGAACGCCGCGCCGCGCATGACAGGCGCCAGCGCGCCGCCCACCCGTGTCACCAGATTGTCCACCTCCGCGCTGAACTGGCCGATCTGCACATGCAGGCTCTTCAGCCCCTCGCCGAAATCCTGCCCCAGCATCCCTTCGTCCGCGTGGCCGAGCTGGCGCAGCAGCGCCACGTATTCGTCGTGATGCTGCAGCATCGCCAGCACGAAGCCGCGGCTCTGCTCGTTGTGGAACAGGCGGCCCAGCAGTTGCGGGTCGCCATGCGTCACCTGCTGCACATTGGCCAGCACCGCCTCGATCGGATCGACGCCTTGCAGTTTCGCGTTCTTCATCAGCGCCGGCAGGTCGACGCCCAGCCCGGCGAAATGCTTCGTCTCGAACGGCGAATTCAGCTGGCCCAGGAAGTCGCGCATGTTGGTCGCAGCCTCGCCGCCCGTCGCCGTGTTCTTGCGCGCGATCGCCAGCATCGCCGCCAGGCGGTCCACCCCGCCGCGCCCGGTCTCGCCGGCATTCACGCCCTCCGCCGCGATCTGCGGGAACAGGGCCGCCATCTCCGGGAACAGGATGTGGCTCTGCTTGCCCGCCAGCGCGAGCGACGCCAGCGAACCGCCCATGCCGGCCGGGTCGATGTGCAGCTGCTCGGACAGCACGAAGGCGGTCTTGGCCACTTCCTGCGGATCGGCGTTGTAGGCGGTGGCGATCCGCGCGCTCTGCCGGGTCAGGCGGTCCACCACGTCCGGCGCCAGACCGGCCTGGATCAGGTAGAAGCCGGCTTCCGCGATCGCGTTGGTGCCCTGCCCGGTCTCGCGCGCCAGGGACTGGTATTGCTGGCGCAGCTGCGCCACCATCCGGTCCCCGGCCGCGCCCACGGCGCCCGTGGTGATGGCGATGTGGCGCAGGATATTGTCCAGCTCGCTGGCTTTCTCCACCGCCTCGCCGATGCCGAAGCCCGCGGCCAGCGCGCCGAAGATGCCGCCCGCCGCCGCCTCGCCGGCGCGGTTGACGCGCTCCAGATGCTCGCCCAGCCCCCCCGCGCCATGGCCGCCGCCGTCCAGCGGGGGCACCGGAATGCCGCCCGCTCCGCCGCCTCCGCCGCCGGCGAAGCCCAGCCGCAACGGCTGGGACGCCTGGCGCTGCACCGCGTCCAATCGCCGCGCCAGCCCGTCCAGCGCCGCCTGCCCCTCCCGCCCCGCCGCCTGCGCCGCCTCGCCCAGCCGCGCCATGTCCGCCGTGGCGCGCCCGCCGGCCTCGCCGATCTGCCCCAGCGCGCGCGCCATGGCATCCAGCCCCGGCGCCGCGATGCGCCGCGTGGCCCCGGCGATCTGGTCCAGCCGCTCCTGCAGGCGCCCCAGTCCGGCGGACAGCCGGTCTTCCAGCAGCAGCACGAATTTCGCGGTCAGGTCGCCCGAGCTCATGCCTGCGCCCTCCGCCGCTCCGCCAGCGCCGCCGCGGCGTTGTTCCAGAACCGCAGGTCCGCCAGCGGCATCGTCAGCAGCTCAGCGGCGGAGAAGCCGAACCATTCCCCCACCGCCGCCAGGATCAGCCACCACTCGGGCGGCCATTCCCCAAAAAATAGGCGACGACCTGAAACGCCGCCGCCGTGTCCGCGCCGTCCATCAGGTCGAACATCGCGTTGAACCGCCCCGGCGCCATGCCGCAGGACCGCGCGACGGCAACGATGGTGCCCCCCTTGCCCGCGGCGGCGATCGCCTTCATGTCCGCCCCGGTCAGCCGGCGCATCGTCAGCCGCTCGAACACTTCCTCGCGCACGTCGCTGCTGCCGGGGCTGCGCCACCGCAGGGTGACGGGATAGCGCAGCGCCAGGTCCACGCTGCCGTCGTCCAGCTCGGTGGCCTGGTGCGGCAGCGCGTCGTCGTCCTCCTTCTCGCGCACCACCACCACGTCCGCCGCCGGCGCCGCCCCGCCCTCCGGCGCGATCTCGATCACCACATCCGCCGGCGCCACATCCGCCGCCACCACGCCCTTCCTCACGACACCAGCTCCTCATAGGTGGAGAAATTCCAGGTGATCTGCACCTTGCCGCCCTCGCCGCCGGTCACGGTGGGCACGTCGACGATGAAGGCGTCCGGGCTGGTGTAGACCTGGCCGGTGTCGCACTTCACCTGCAGCTCGCCCTCCGCTCCCGGCAGATACGCGGTCAGCGCGTCGCCGGCGCGCAGCACGGTGGTGCATTTCGCCTCCCCGGCCATCCATTCCTGCGCGCGGTGCGTCTTGCGGCCGGCGTTGACGGCGTTGTTCTTGTAGCCGGACAGCTTCAGCGTGGCGCCCTTCTCGGCCTCGATCTTCGCGCCGTTCCAGTAGATGTCGAGGATACCGACGGTCTGTGTCATCAGAATTCAAACCCCATGATGTCGGCCAGCACCATCAGGTTGCCGATGATCTGCACCGGCAGCGTGGCGTCCAGCCGGTTGCGGTCGGTGGCGTTGCGCACGAACGTGGCCTGCTTGCTGGTCACGGACGTGTTGATGATCCAGCCCAGCGTCTCGTACAGCTTCGCCCGCGCCGCCCAGCTTCCCGCCATGGTCTTCGGCGTCACCACGCCGGCGGCGTATTCCGCCGCCAGGCTGCCGTCGTCGGCCAGCTTCGCGTTGGGGTAGACCTGCGTCACGTAGCTGTTCCAGTCGTAGCGGATGCGCGTCATGACTTTCGGCGTCATGATGTCCATCCAGCTGTCGTCGATCACGCCAAGCGGCGTCGCGTAATAGGTGGTCGTCACGCGCTGCAGGATCACCGTGCCGCCGGGCGCCAGGTCGAAGGTGGCGAACCGGCAGGTGCCGGAATTGCCCAGCAGCAGGTTCTGCTGCGTCTCCAGATACAGGTTCTCGCGCGTCGGCCCGACGATGCCGGGCAGCGGCTGGCCGCGCAGCTGGCGCGCCGGATCGTTCATCAGCTGGTAGCTGCACACCCCGGCCAGCGACGCCGCCCATTGCCACGGCGCGGAAAGCCCCTGACTGTACGGCAGGATGGTCAGAAACTGGCTGTTGACCGCGGTGGCGGAGACGGTGCCGTAGCTGCCCTTCATCGCGGTGTAGAAATGGCTGTCCAGCTTGGCCATGGCGTTGTAGCGCCGCGCCGCCTCGGTCGCGACCGCGGCCAGGGTGGTCGAACCCGTCCAGGGGAACACGATGTCGGTGTACCAGACGGTGGCCAGCGCCGCGAACGGCACGGTGATGTCCGGGTCGCCCGATCCCGTGGTGGTCTGCGCGATGGTGGCCACCAGCCCGGGGATGCGCTCGCTGGCGACGTAGTTGTTCAGCCGGATGTCGATGCCGTTGCCCACCGTGCCGCCATGGTTGGCGGTCAAGGTCACCACCGCGCCGGACACGGTGGCCACCGCCGGCAGGTCCGGCATCGCCGCCAGCGCGGCCTGCAGGTTGGCCGCCATCGCGGATGCGCTCAGCGCCGGCCCCACCGCGAACTGCACCGCCACGCCATCGATGCGGCAGATCGCCGTCGCCGCCTGCAGCGGCGCGCCGGACAGGGTGATGGTCCACACCGCCTTCGTGCTGCCGGACGCATCGGCCACCGCCCACACGTCCAGCGGCACGTAGGGGTTCGCCGCGATGAAGGCGCGCACCATGTCGGCCGCACAGGACCCGGCGCCGAACAGCCCGTCCGCCTGGCTCGCCAGGGTCACATTGGTCTTCACGCCCTGGGTGGCCGCGTTCAGCCCCTGGGCGATGATCAGCGCGCGCCGGGAACGGCAGCAGCCCCTGATTGGTATAGAGCGGGCGGACTTCCGTGTAGGCCCCCGGCACATAGAACTGCGCCGGGATTTCGTTGAAGGCCAGGGTGGGGGGCGAGGTGGTGCCGCTCATTCGGCGCGCTCCCGGGCCATCACTTCAAGATCGCCATCGGCGAGGCAGCGCAGCACGAAGACGGACGGCGCCACCAGCGCCCCGCCCTCCGGCAGCCGCTTGCCGTCCGGCATGCGGACCACGCGGCCCGGCGCCTCGATCACATGAAGCAGGTTTTGCCGGTCCCCGGCGGTCGGCAGGTTTTGCCGGTCCCCGGCAGTCGGCAGGTTTTGCCGGTCCCCGGCGGTCGGCAGGTTTTGCCGGTCCCCGGCGGTCACGTGAACCATCTCGCTCATCAGCCACCCCCCACGGAAAGCACAGTGCCCGCCAGGCTCCCCGCCGCCTCGGCGGTGAAGCTCCAGCTCTCGCCCAGGCGCAGCAGAGGGTCTTCCTCCACCCCGGCCACGCTGTCCGCCAGCGCCAGGGTCAGGTTCACGGTGAGGTCGACCGCCGCCATGGCGATCTCGTCATCGTCCCAGCCCTCGGCATAGGCGTTGCCGGCGCCCGGCACCTGCGCGGTGCCGACGCCCGCGATCTTCATGCCGTGCAGCCCGGCCACCGCCGCGCGCACCATGGCGAACAGCCCCGGCCCCTGCCCGTCGCCCCAATACAGGTGGCGCGGCCCGGCGACGTTGCGGGTCACCAGGAACACGCTCCAATGCGCCACGCCGACGAACAGCCCGGCCGGTGCATGCGGCGCCAGATCGGCCTTCGCCCAGCCCAGGCCGACGAACGGCGTGCGCCGCAGCAGCCGCTTCCAGCCCGCCGGCGTCACCCGCGAGGGCATCACCTGGTGGTCGAACAGCCGCGGCGGGAACACCAGCCGCAGCCGCGCGTCGATCGCGGCGCCGGCGCATTCCAGCGCGCCCTGCGGCAGGATGGTGAGCGCGGTCGCCTCGCTCGCGGAGACGGACAGGCTCATGCCAACCAGTCCGAAGCGGCCGGCCAGGCGCCGCCCGCGCTCCCGCCGGCGCCGGCGCCGTCGCGAAACACCGCGCAGCGCGTCTGCGCCTGCGCATAGCTGTCATCGCCGCTTTCCACCTCATCGAGGTCCAGCAGCACCGCGCCGTCGGCCACCGCCACCAGCCACTCGATCACTTCCTTGCGCGCCAGCCGCACCTGCTCGGTGGGTTCGCGGTTGTCGCCGAAATACAGATCGTAGCGCGCCAGGATGCAGCAGGCCCGCGCGACGGCCGGCGGCACGATCGTCAGCGGCACCTGATAGCGCTTGCGCAGGTAGGTATCGATCGTGTCGGACGCATCGCCCAGCGCGCGCGTCACCGGCGCGTCGACCACCTGGTCCATCTCCTGGTCGGACGGCGTGGACAGCCGCACCATCTCGGCGGCGCCGAAACGGGAAATCATGTCGGCGGTCAGCGCGTAAGCCATCGCTCAGCGCCCCTTTGCGGGCGTCTTGGGCGCCGCCGCCGCTGCCACCGCCGCGGCCGTGGCGACCTGCCCGCCCAGGATCACCGTCAGCGCCGGCTCCGCCAGCAGCTCGGCGATCTGGGCCGCGGTGAACGCATCCGCCGCGTGCACCGCATGCCGCGGATGGCGCACCCCGCCCCGCATCAGCCCGGGACGGACGCAGCAGATGTGCAGGCTCACGGCCTGCCGGTCCCCGGCGGTCAGCAGGTTCTGCCGGTCCCCGGCGGTCATCAGGTTCTGCCGGTCCCCGGCGGTCATCAGGTTCTGCCGGTCCCCGGCGGTCATCAGGTTCTGCCGGTCCCCGGCGGGCGGCATCAGTTCAGCCACTGGTCCTCCAGTGCCGTGAACATGCCCCTGATCTGGTTCGGCACCAGGCTGGTGGCGCTGGCCGAGGTCGGCTGGAACTCGTTCTCCGCCAGCGCCTTGGCGATCGGATAGTTGGCGCTGCCGGTCACCAGCAGGTTGGGCGTGATGCCCATGGGCGAGCCGTCCGGCCGGCGGTAGCCCGCCATCGCCGTGCGCGCCGCCAGCACGTTGTCGTGCGTCATCTGCAGCGTGCTCATGTAGCCCAGCTGCCAGATGCCGAAGCCGACATTGCAGCGGCCGTCCACGCCCCACTCGAATTCCTTGTTCCAGAACACCTGCGGGTCGGTCATCGAGAATTTCGGGATCACCTGGAACGGCCGGCGGCGCTGGAAGATCACCGGCTTCACCACCCGCGTGGTGTCGAACAGGTACCAGACCGGATAGGCGCCGGTGCCGGAATAATTCGCCACGGTGCCGGAGTTGTCGGCGTTCATGTGGCTGGTGTCGAAGAAATTCTGCCCGTCATAGCACAGCGTGGTGTGCCCGGCCTTCAGCAGCTGCGCCACCAGCAGGTCCGGCAGCCGCGCCGCGTTCTGGCCGAGCTGCTCGGCCACCGGCGACAGGATGCCGTATTTGTCGTCCTCGATGTCCTCCCGCGCGATGCCGATCGTCTCCTCGAACGTGCGGTTGGCGATCGTGAAGGTCACGTTGGTCAGGCTGCGCACCACGCGGTCGCCGATCCACTCACGCAGCCCGAACAGCATGTCCAGGCGCGGATAGACTTCGGACGCGCCGGTGCTGGTGGCCTGATAGGTGAAGCGGTCATAGATCGTCTGCGCCGCGAACAGCTGGCTGTTGAACGCCAGCGTGACGCCGTTGTTGATGCTGGAAAGGCCGGGGAAGGTGATTTCCACGATGGTCTAGCTCCCGATCATCTGCACGTAGGTCTGGCCGCCCTCGATGCCGGCCAGGATGCCCACCTGGTGCAGCGAGCCGGCGGTCAAGGTCAGCGTGTTGTCGTCGCTGGCATAGACCGCCGCGCCGATGTTGGCGGTGGTGGCGCTGGGCACGGTCAGCGCCCAGCACCCCTTCATCGCCACCACGGAGACGGTGCTGGCGGAGGCGTTGCCGACGTTGCTGTAGTCCTTGGACGCCACGCCGAACCCGGCGACGGTGCCGCTGGTCTGGATGCGCTGGAGCTGGCCGGAGGCATTCACCCCCACCACGCCGCCGCGCCAGATCTGCTCGCCCGGCGCCACCGGGTAGCCGAACTCCGTGCCCTGGTTCGGCGGCCCGCGCCGCGCCAGGGCCACGCCTGCTGACAACGCCATGTCAGTTCGCCTCCGGCAAGACGTTCATTGGGTTCGCCTCCGGCAAGACGTTCATTGGGTTCGCCTCCGGCAAAACGCTCATCAGGCTTTCTCCCCGTCATCGGCCTTCATGCGCTTCTTGCGCTGGGCGGCCAGCTTCTTCGGATCCAGGCCCATCTTCTTGGCCACGGACATCTCCTCCGCCGTCGGCATCTCGTCGTCGCCGCCGCTGGCCGCATGCGTCGCCACGCCGCCGGCGTTGATGCTCGGCAGCGCGTTGATCTCGGTCTCCACCGCGGTCGCGTCCGCCATGTGGCGGGCGATGAAATGATCGCGCAGCGGATTGATCGGCTTGCCCGCGCGGATCGCGCCATCGATGAACGCTGTCGCCCGCGTCCGCGCGGCATCGGCGGCCAGCGTGGCGAGCTGCGTCTGCAGCGCCACCACCGTCGCCGCCATCTGCGCCGCCTCGGCCGAGGCGGCGGCCTGCGCCTGCCGCGCCGTGGTCACTCCCGCCGCCGCCGCCAGGATGGCCGCGTCGTCCGCCGTCTCCGGCAGGCCCAGCGCCTGCCGCAGCAACGTTAAATCCATCGATGTCTCCGATTGCGAATGAAGGGTCGCCAGTTGCACGAGGTTGGGCGTGTTGGTCAGCGCCGCGCGCAGCACCGTCAGCACGGTGCCGTCCTTCGCATGCGTGAAAACCGGGCTGATGCCGCGATACGCGCGCTCCGCCATCAGGGCCAGGCCGGAGGGCGTCCATTCGACGCGCCCCCACAGGCCATCGTCGCGCGCCGCCATCTCGACGATCCAGCCCCGCGCCGGGCTGGCGATGCCGGAAGCCATGGCGTGGTCGGTCGCGTGGTTCTCATCGAGGGGCAGGCGCCCCGCCGCCATCGAGGCCGCGATCACCGCCTGTGGATCGACGAGCCGATACGGGCCGCGCCCGTCCGCGCCGCGGAACGTCCCGGCGGGCACCAGATGCACCCATTCGGGGGCAGCGGCGCCATCGGACAGAGAAGCATGGTGACGGGCGATCAGCACGGGCGCACAATGCCCGCGCGGCGCCGTGGCGGATCATGCCCGCAGGCGCGGGCAGGGGGGGCCGGATCATGCCCGCAGGCGCGGGCAGGGCAGGAAAAGCCCCGCCGCGCTATCCCGGACGGGGCTGCGATGCGCGCGCGCTGCAGGCC